GAAATATGAGAATGTAACACACAAATTCACCTTTTCAACTATTGTTCCACAATCGCAATTCCTTTCATTGTATTCTGCCGTAAAAAATGCCCTTCACGGAAAGAAAATGCGGATCATCCTTGACGATGATCCGCTTTTCTATTATGTGGGCAGAATCAGGGTGTCTGAATTCACCAATGATAAAAACATCGGCAGCATATCAATTGAATGTGAATGCGAGCCTTTCAAGTATAAGCTTGAAAAAACTGTGGTCAGCAAAGCTGTGAATGGCGCAGAAACAGTTATCTTGACAAACAGCAGAAAACGTGCTGTGCCGGAAGTGGTCATTGCTTCTGACAGTGGCCTTCGGATTGAATATCAAGGTTCAAACATTTGGGATTTGGGCAGCGGTTCTTATACACTGCCGGAACTTGAGCTTGTGGAAGGTGAAAACGCTGTTGCTGTCACAGGCACAGGCAACATCACGTTTTCCTGGCAGGAAGGAAGTCTTTAAATGTATAAGGTTTATTGCGATGGCTTGCTTCTTTACCATAGCAAGCTTGAAAGCCTGAAGATTTTCAAGCCTTCGATTGAACTTGAAGTGAACAAGACAGGCAGCTTTGAATTCACTGTTTATCCAGATCATCCAAGATATGACTTGATAAAAAAGCTGAAGTCAATCATCACTGTCTTCCAGGATGACTTTTTGCTGTTCCGTGGCAGGGTGCTTGATGATGAAATCGGTTGGCACAACGAAAAGACAATCTTCTGCGAAGGTGATATGGCTTTTCTGCTTGATAGTGTTTTAAGGCCATTTTCTTTCAGCGGCACACCTGCTGAATTCTTGGCTTACATCATCGGGCTTCACAATGCCCAGGTGGATGCAACGAAGCAGTTTCAGCTTGGCAATGTGACTGTGGAAGGCTATATTGCTTATGATGCGGAAGATTACATCACCACAAAAGAAACGATTGACAAAGCGCTTCTGGATGCCCTTGGTGGCTATTTTTCAACCAGGTTTGAAGATGGTGTTGCCTATGTGGATTATCTTTCGCAAATCAATCTACTTGCACCACAGACTGTTGAATTCGGCAAGAATCTTCTTGATCTGAAGCGAATTCGCAAAGGTGAAGACATTGCAACGGTCATTGTCCCATTGGGCGCAAAACTCAAAGACGAAGAAGGAAAAGACACCAACAAAAGGCTGACAATCGAATCCGTCAATGGCGGTGCTGATTTCATTCAAGACGAAGGTGCCATATCACAATTTGGCGTTATTGTCAAATCGGTCATTTTTGATGAAATTGCAGATGCCGCAGAACTGAAACTGAAGGGACAAGCACAACTTTCCGATTCTGTCAACCAGTGGGAAAGCATTGAACTGACAGCGGCTGATCTGGCAACGGTCAATAAGGATTTCACTTCATTTCACCTTGGCACACAGGCCAGGGTGACATCTTCGCCACATGGTTTGAACCAGTTGTTTTTGGTCAGCAAACTGTCAATCAATCTGTTTGAACCTGGTGCAAATAAGCTGACACTTGGAAAGACTTCTGTGGCCTTCACAACGGCTGTCAAAAGCGTTTCAGACACACAGGACATGATTCTTCAGACGGTTGAGAAAAACGCACAGGCGGCTTCGGAAACGGTCTACAACGTGGAACAGAACCTGTTGGCTTCCATCCAGGTTGCGGAACAAAATATTCAATCTGTTGTGGCCGAAAATTACTATCTGAAAGAAGATACAGATGCGCTTGTGTCATCTGTCAGCACAGCAATTGAGCAGACCAAGAACAGCTTTGAAATTCAGTTCAATCAGTTCAGCGCAGACATTGAAGCTGTGGCAACAGGGGCTGATGCAGAGTTTGAAGAAATCCGAAAATATATCCGTTTTGTTGACGGCCAAATCCTTCTTGGTGAAGTGGGCAATGAACTTGAATTGCAGATTGCCAATGACAGAATCAGCTTCATGCAAGACGGCGCTGAAGTGGCGTATTTCAGCAACAGAAAGCTTTATGTCACAGATGCGGAAATTCTGCACAGTTTGCAACTTGGCAACTTCGCATTCATGCCAAGAGCGAATGGGAACTTGAGCTTTAAACGCTCAAATTAATGGAATGATAGGCATTTCTGACCTTGAAAGGGGGTCAGAAAAGTGGCAACATCGGGAACAATTCAAGAAGCTATCAGAACAGGATATAGGCTTCAGATCGCATGGACGGTGAATTCACAGTCTGTGGCAAATAACACATCCAGTGTGACGGCCAAAGTGCAGCTTGTGTCCACTGGTGCTTCTTATACAATCAATTCCAGTGCAAGCAAATCTGGAAGCTTGACGATCAACGGCACAAAATACACGTTCAACTTCACTGCTTCACTGTCTGGCAATCAAACAAAAACGCTATACACAAAAACTGTTAATGTGACACATGGTGCAAACGGAACAAAGACATGTTCCTTTTCTGCGACATGCGGAATCAACGTCACACTTTCTGGCACCTATTATGGCAACGTCACTGCTTCCGGCAGTGGCGTTTTCAATACCATTGCCAGGGCATCAACGATCAGCAGTGTGACTTCTTCTGTCAGCGTGAATGGCACAAACGCTGTCACAGTAAACATCACCAGAGCGGCAAGCAGTTTCACACATACAGTTGTTTTCAGCTTTGGGAGCTATTCAAAAACAACCACAGACGTTGGGACATCAACAAGCTATGCAATACCACAATCATGGCTGAATGCAATTCCAAACGCCACATCAGGCACTGCAAAGGTCACTGTGACAACGTATTCCGGCAGCACAAAGATTGGTTCTGCCGTATCAAAGAACTTCACAGTGACAGTTCCAACAAGTGTGGTGCCAACAATATCAAGCATTGCCGTAAACGATACCACCACATATCAAAGCACGTTTGGAAACATGGTTCAAACTAAATCCAAGCCAAAGTTCAGCATCACGGCGGCAGGGGCTTACAGTTCTACCATCAAAACATATAAAACCGTGTTTGAAGGCAAGAGTTATTCAGGAGCAGCGCCAACAGCTTCTGTTATATCAGGCAGTGGGTTGATGACGGCAACGATCACTGTCACTGACAGCCGTGGACGAACTGCAACCACCACAAAGCAATGGACGGTGGTTGCTTATACTGCACCAACAATCACAAGCTTTCAGGGATTTAGATGCCTTGCAGACGGCACTGAAAACTATGAAGGCACATATTTGAAAGCAGCGCTGAACTTCCGTGTTGCTTCTGTCAATGCGAAGAACACGGCATCCTATATGGTGGAATATAAGCTGAAGACAGCCACAACATGGACGGTCTTGACAAGCGGAAGCGTTTATGCATTGAATGACACAATCATCAGCGCTTCAGGCTTCATGTCTGTTGATAACAGTTATGATATCAGGCTTTCTGTAACGGACAGTTTCACCACAGTCAGAAGCATGTTTGAAATTCCGACAGCTTTCACGTTGTTGGATTTCAATACTTCCGGCAAGGGCGTTGCCTTTGGCAAAGTGTCTGAGTTGACAGAAGGCGTGGAATTTGCTTTGCCTATCAAATCAACACTTGGCCATCTGATCACAAGCCCTGTGGAAATACAAGCAGGAACAGACTTGGACACTTTGAAAGAACCAGGTTATTTTATTTTCAGAAACACAACATCCACAACACTGTTGAACAGTCCGTTGACTGGAAGTGCATCTGGAAGTGTTGAAGTTGTCAAGGAAGGCGAAGCAGGGCAGGTCAGGCAAGTGTTGACAAGGTGTTCTGTGGCTTATAGGGAAATATGGGACAGGCTGTATTATAGCAACAAGTGGCAAGAATGGATTTGCGTATTCAAAGGAAGTTCCGGCACAGGCAGAATCTTATGGACAGGTGGAAAATACATGACAGCGGAACACAAAGAAGAACTGTCAGAACCGATATTAAGTCAGCCAAACGGAATTGTTCTTTCGTTCAGCCGATATGCAAACGGCGCAGCGCAAGACACAAACTTTCATCAGTTCTTTATTCCGAAAGCTTTTGTGTTGCAAAAAAACGGATTCGGTCACACATTCTTCATGGCTGCCAACAAGTTTGCGCTTGTTTCCACAAAATATCTTTATATCAACAATACGCACATCACAGGGCATGCAGATAATAATGCGGCAGGAACAGCAAACGGCATTACTTATGATAATTCTGCTTTTGTTATGCGTTATGTCATAGGAGTATAAAGCACAATAACCAGGGGGAGAAAAGAATGATAGAAGCCATTATCACAGGCGTTGTTGCTATCATCGTTTGTATGATCAACAACGTGGTTCAGAGTAAAGCAGCGGAAAAGAAGCATGACACAACCATCACTTTGATTGAATATAAGCTCGATCAGTTAACACACAAAGTGGAACTTCACAATAACGCTGTTGCTCGCTTGTATGAAGTGGAACGGAAGCTTGATGTGGATGAAGAACGGATCACTGTTGCAAACCATCGAATTGATGACTTAGAACAATTTCATAAGTAAAGAGAAAAGGCCAGGGAACAATCCCTGGCCTTCTTTTTGTTTATTTCAAGAAGAACTTGTTTAAACGTCCCTCTTTTGCTTTGATGATTAAGCCTTCCTGTTCCATTTTATATAGTTCATCAGTTATGTATGGTTTCATATCTGCCGGATAATGCTTGCAAATGGTGACTTGGAGAATTCCAGGTTCAGCTTGTATCATTCGGATCAAGTCGGTTCGCAAATGCGGAAGGATGCTGCGCTTGATGTCTTTGGCTCTTTGTTCTTGCTGAAGTAATTCTTCGTAACGTGATTCAAGGTCTTTCAATTCAGCTTGATATGGTGCGATATACTCAAAATCTTCACATCTGGAATTGTAGCAATGTTCCCATCTGTCGGCAAAATACTTTACAAAGCATTCGTTTTTGCTATAACAGAAATTCTTGTATTCGTAATATAAATAAATGAGCTTTTTCAACTGAGCGATTTTCTGTGTGGGCGGCATCTGTTTCAACGCCACAGCAGTGGCAACGATCTGCTTTTCGTAAGGTTCGCAAATGGGCGTGTTTTGGGTAAGCCATCCCCAAGGCAATTTACCATCGGAAGTCAGGTGTTCTTGATCTGCATCGGGTTCAGCAATTGCCGACATTGCTTTTAACACGTTTTCATCTGTTGGGTTTTTTAAATTTGCTTTAATATAGCCAATCATTCCCGAAGCACTGAAGATGTCTGCGTTTTCGTTTTGCTGCTGTGCCTTTTGATGCTTTTTGCGCAATCCGAACAATCCCATTGTTTCACCTTCCCATAAATTATGGTTGCATAATACATCAATTTCCAGAACATTTCAACCATAGAAAAAAGGGAAAACTATTCAGTCTTCCCTTTTCTTTGTTTTGCTATTATAATGCTATCGGAATCAGTTATGCTGTTTCATCTTTTTTCCCGATAATCGTGATGCCGTAATTCCGGCGCTTTGCACATCCCATTTGGCCAGAACCGCCAAGGGCTTTGTCGATGGCGTTTAAAGCGCAGTAATGTGTTTTATAAACATTGTCATCACCTGGGATGGTGGTTGTCCATCCTTTAGGTGATCCATATATCATGTGCTTTCTATACTTCACAGGCTTATATCCTCTTGGTGTTCCGCTGTCTTTCCATACTATTCTCATTAATATACATCCTTTCGAAAGGGGCTTTTTCAGATGGATATATATCATGGTGGTGCTATAAAAGATGCCCATCCATCATGTATATCGACACCAAAGAAAAAGCCCATCATAATTTGTGGTGACTTAAATGTTGCGGCCACTGCCCTTGACTTAAAGAATCCAGAAGCCAACAGGCACAATCCGGGCTTCACAGATCAAGAGCGTGAGAAGTTCCAACAGCTTCTTGATGCAGGATTTGTTGACACATACAGACACTTATATCCTGATAAGCGTGAATATTCCTGGTGGTCATACAGAGCCAATGCAAGAGCGAGGAACGCAGGGTGGCGCATAGATTATTTTCTTATGTCTGAATTTGCAAAAGATAGAATAAAAGAATCAAAGATTCATACAGATATTTTTGGTTCGGATCATTGTCCGATAATGCTTGAAATAGAAGATGAAGATTAAATCTTGAATTCAAAGTCAAGAATAAATTCTTCGGTGTTTTCACGGCTGAATTCGATTCTGTCAATGATAGCCTTCAGAAAGTGGTTTTTCACTTCGGCATCAAGGTTCTGATTTTCCAATGCATCGATGGCATCAGAAAGCATGATAATTCTTTCTTGATAGTCTTCTTTTTCTGGAATAGAATCTTCAAGTTCGGTTATTTGTTGCTTGATAGATTCGATCTTGTTATTGTTGACAGCTTTACGGCTGACAAATTCATTGTCGGAAATGGTGCCGTCTTCCCATGCATCAAACAGTTTGGCGAGTTTCTTTTCAATCTTCCTGATTTCCGCTTGCATGGCTTCCATCTGTGAAACAATTGTGTTTTCGTCAACGTCTGGCAAGTTGTCCACTTTCATTTCAAAATCTTCAAGATATGTTTTCAAGGCGTGGATAACGGCATTCAGAACATCTTCGGCAACAACGGATTTCACCTTGCACAGTTGTGACTGGCCGTGAAGGTAACGTGGCGCCACAGGTCTTTTCTTGTAAGGCTGATAAACAATGGCTTTCTTGCAGTTTTTGCAAAAAAGAAGTCCGGCAAGCGGATTTTGCAACTTGAAGTTTGCTTTGGTCTTGTCACTGTAAAAGCGTGATGATGCATCCTTGAATGTTTCTTCGTCAACAAGCCCATTGTGCTTGCCGTCATAAAGCATATAGTGTTCTGTATGATTGGATCGTGGGCGGCTTGTCACCAGTTCGCCATTGACCATTGTTTTGACCTGCATTCGGTCATTCCATCTGACTTTTCCAGTATAGGTTGGATTGCAAAGAATGGTTTTGATTGTTGCTGTTGACCATTCTGAATCACCTTGATATGTCGGAATTCCCATGCTTGTCAGTTTTCGTGCAATGGTGCCAGGTGTCAAATTCTTTTTGACAGTCCATTCAAAAATCTGTCTGACAATTGGTGCTTCGTCTTCGTTTTCAATCAAAGTTCTTGATGTCTTTGTTTTTAGTATGTCATAGCCATAAGGTCTATAACTGCCCATATAATTGCCTTCAACAACAGCTTGTTTTCTTCCTCGATCCATGCGTTTTTTGATCATCTTATATTCACGGCGTGACATGAACAGTTCAAATTCCATGTATTCTTCATCGTCATGATTGTGGGCAACGTCATAAACCTTTGTTGGCGTGACAACCAAGATTCCACTGTTTCTGTTGGCATATTTCAGACAGTCCATTATGATTTGCGCATCACCTTGGCTTCCTCTTGAAAGCCTGGTCACTTCAACAACGATGATTCCCCGATATTTTCCGGCATAGCAGTCTTTGATTAACTCTTGAATTTGTTCCCTGGCTTCAATGGTTTCACCAGACACAATTTCTTGATATATCTTTTCTACATATAAACCTTTTCTGGCCGCAAGCTCGGTCAGAATTTTTTTATGTCTTGCGAGTGTTTCACCTTCACCTAATTTTTCAGCTTCGGCATCAGCACGGCTTTTTCTTAAATAAATCGCATATCTGTCCATTGGTGGATGCAATGCTTCTTCGATAGTGTTGTTTTGTTCAAATACAGTCAAGATGAACACCTTCTCGTTTAGTTTTTAGTTTGTTTGTGGTGCAACTATTTTATCAAGATATTTGTCGATCAGTTTTCCTTTGCGGTCATTTTCAAGCCGCCAATATTCGCTGTCTGTACGAAGCCTTTTGACTTCATCAAGCAGATAATCAACTTTCTTTTGCGCTTCATTTCTGATCTGCTGCGCTTCTGAACGCAATTTCTGAACTTCGTCATGCAGATAGTCAATCTCTTTCTGGTCTTCTTCACGGATTGCTTGCATTTCTGCTTTATAGGAAGAATGTATGTTATCAAGTGCAGACCTATAATCCTTATTATCATCAAGTACACGTTCTAATTCTTTTAAAGCTTCACTAAGCTTTTGATCGTTGTTCGGCAAAGTTTCTTCAAAAGCAAGATAGCAAGGATATTGATTTGATGATCCGATGATGGCATTTTCAATTCTTCTGGCCGTATCTCGCATAATATCCTGGTCACTTTTTAGAGCCATAAGCTGTTCAATTCTTTTGACTGACATTTCAGCTTTGTCTGCTATTTCTTGATTTGTCAAACCTTTAAGTTCTTTCATATCTCGCATGAATTCGCACCAACGGTGCAATTCCATTGCTGATGTTCGTGCGCCGTCACAACTAACACCAATATGGTGGCAAGAAAGACATCTATTGTAGGGCTTGTTAGAACAATTTGACTTCACTTTCATAAAAATACTCTCCATTTTATAACTTATATTTCTGTTAAGCCCGATTATAAAGAAAAATCAACGCCGTTATCTTTCAGTAATTTTCCTTTATTTTTGGCTGTGATTTCAAATCATAAAATGATAGGCTGTTATCAGGTCAGGGATGGCCTATCATTCCTTCCTTTCGGTTGGCGTGGGGGTGTGTAGTTGGCGCTGCCGCTCCCACAAACCGCCCTTTCGGCAAGTTGTAATGATTTTCTAAGCTTTCCAACAGTTTCCGATTGTTTTCGATATTTCCTTTATCGTATAATTTAGCCAAGAACAAATGTTCTGAATATTTTTTTATGCTTGAAAGGCGGCAATCATATGACAAAAGACG